ACCCAACACCGGGAATAAGATTACCCAGTTGTGCTCCACCTAATGCACCGCCTAAGAAACTTTGTCCTCTAGATTGTAGAACAGGTTGTTGCTGGACTGATCCAAATGTTCCACCTCTAACAGCGGTTAAATAGTCTGCTAATTTTTGAGAGGGGAGTTGTTGTTCAAATTCAAAGCGTCTTATTTGATCTTGTAACTCGGCTGCTTGTTGAGCTTCTCTTGCTCTTCCAACAGCTTCTAATCTCTGGAAGTCTGCAAAGCGTTGAGCATCTAATGCCGGAGCAAATCGTGCTGCTGCATCTTGTCGCCCTCGTTCTGCTCCATATTGTTGAAACGCAAGGTTTCCGGCAAGGTCTGCTAGGTTTTGTGAGAGAATATCGGTGTTAGCACCAGAGCCTAATCGACCAGCTCTACTCATAGCACTTTGCACTTGGTTAGTAACAGCTTCCGCAGCTGGGTTAAAAACTTGATTGAAAAAAGGATTTTGCCCTAAGAAATCTCCAGCCAAAACTTGTTGGGTATAATTCTGAGCTTGTTGCGTTAAAGGCGAACCAGCTAATGCACTATCTCGTATTCCTGATAATGCTTGTTGTGTTTCTGGAGCTAACCCAACTGTTGTTGCCCCCGGAAAGAAACTAGGTTTAGTAGATTCAAAATTAGCTAATGCTTCTTGTAACCCACGCTCGTAAAAAGGCTGTATAAATCCCGGCACAGTTGATTGTGTCGAAACAGTTTTTGTTCCACCTTTACTCATCTTTTATCTCCTTAGACAATAAAACTGCCTTGTGTTTGTAATCTTTCAATTTTTTGATCCATCCTTTACGCCCAATAATTTCTACTTTTTTACAGCCGTAATTTTCTTTACCCCATTTTGCAATAAAAGGTTCAGCTGCTAACAATTCATCCATGTTACCAGCTGCTAACCAAAACCGAATACTTCTACCAGCAGGGTATGATACAATTTCTGTAACAATCACGCTGTTTGGCAAAGGCCAAAGTTGAGCACGTTTTTTTTCAATCGCACTTAATACATCTTCTGGTGTATGCGAGTTGTCCGCATATTCCAAAGCATCTTTTATTAAGTGTCGTCTTTTTTTAAACTCATCCAATAATTGCATATTTGAAAGTTCTATCTGTTTGTCCATTATTTGCGTGGGTCAAAGTAAATGCTTGTTTTGTTCTGGCACTTACATAAATAGTCCCAGCTCCTACTTCTGCACTTGCATTAGCAGTTGTTGGCATTAATACAATCACACTTTCTGGCCCAGCTCTTAAATCTGAAACGGCTGTAGAAGCTGCACTTGCGGTTAATGTTACTGACCCTTTATTATTAGTATTTCCATCTAAAATATTATTAACAACTTCAGAAATATCTCGATTGCTAGGATCTCTAGATAATCTTCTAAAGTTAAAATCGGTCATCGAAGCCCACGTTGCTGAATTTGAACATCAAACCCTTGAGCAATATCAAAATTCGTAATATTAAATTTTAATTTATGAAATCTTCCATTGCTTCGCACAGGAATAAAATTATCAGCGGTAACAGAACTTGCTGTAGAAAATTCTCCAACATCCATTGTTCTATTAGTAGATTGAATTTGCCCTGTTACTGTTGGTGTTGTGCCTTCAGTAAAAAAATCAACATAAGGTTGAATTTGTGTAACTAAAGAACTTCTCCCCGGACTAATTTCTATTGCTTGTGTTTCTATAGTTGCTTCTAATCGGTTTCCATTAAACAACCCAATTTTTTTATCTTGTCCAGCTGCTAATAAATATTCTCCCCCAACAAATAATGAGTCATCTAAAGAACCGGGCAAATCTTCAATCGAGCTTGAAATATTTGCTAACTGTTCCAATGTATAACCGGGTGATATAATTGTTCCTAATCGTTCTGTTACTATATCTGCGAAAGACCATTTATCTAAAACATAATTGTAAAATAATAATCTGTCCGGTGTTCCATCTTGGGATGAACCAGTTGGATAAGACCACACAATTAATTGATTAGATGGATCAGCTTGAGCACTTATTCGATACTCAGCGTTTCTTGCAAAATTATCAAAGAAAAATTTATTGACTCGCTCATTACCTATTGGTGTTGATCTATTGCCATCGAAAACATAAAAGCCATCTTGAGAAAGATAATAACTCACCGGGCCTACGTTTGCGATTGAACCAGAGTAGGGGCATCCTCTTGATGTTTCCACTTTATCAAACTGAAAAATTAATGGAGAACCAACATAGCTCATTCTCACTATGCCACGCTCTAAAAATACTGAACCAATTTCTCCACCAACAATCCCTGTGATATTTCCTAAATCCGCAATGTCTTGTATATCAGATTGATCTGTCCCTATTGTCCAGCCTGTAGGATTATCTAAAGCTGACCAATATAACCGAGAAGGATGAACATTACTTGAATATTTTACATTTGCACAAACAACTTGATCTTTAACTACAGCAATATATTCCGCAGCAGGGCTACCACTTATATCTGCAAACAAACTAGATGTTCCTATAACATAGCTTTGCAAAATATCATCGTGTCCATGTGATGCAATTACTCGATCACCAAACTGGACAAAGTTCCAAACATCCTCTGAGCCTAAAGTGTAGTTTCCTGATTTAGAAACATTATCTAAACCAGAATCACTGGCATCAAATTTATAAAGTTTTGTAGCGTCACCAGCAAAAAAGGAAATTGAATCATCTGAACCTTTTGCTGTTCCTATTCCTCTTATCCAAGCATCTGTAGCTGTAGTTAATGCACCAAAACCTCTAAAAGCCTTATAGCCAACCGCAGCTGGAATGACATTTTTTGCAACTGTTACACCGGGATTATTAAAATCCGGTTGGTCAGGTGTCCATGCTCCAAAGGGGATCATTATGCTACCACTTGAGCTTGAGCTTGTAGTGTGCCACTACCAAATTTTGCTTCATCTTCACTACGATTGATTTCTAGTATTGCTGTGCTTGTTAAACCATCATAAAAACTTGCTCGAGTTTCATCTAATAAATACCGATAGGCTGGAGCTAAACTTCCATAAAGGTAAGCATCAGGATATCGTGTTAAAACAGTATTGGTAGTATTAGAATCAGAAAGTGAGTTCATACCTGAACTCATTGTTAATTCTATTGTGTATGTTGTATCAGGAATAGGGCGAAGCATAATTTGATCATCAATAATTGCAAAATTAGTTGGCCTTGCTTCGCCATTTGAAAAATTACTAAATAAATCATTTGGTGTATTAGCTTGTAAAACTGAAGGAGTATCAGTTGTGATTCTAACCATGCGTATTCTTCTCATATCAGTAGGTAAAGCAACAAATTCTATACTTGCTGTTGTAGTAATATTTGTTCTTGACTCCTGACTGCGTGTTTTTAGTTCACGCCCCAAACGTGCCTCTGCTAAATCTATGAAGTCATCCATTTGATCAGTAAGGTCTGTTCTAGCTAAATGATTTGCTATTGCAGTTTTCAAATCAGAATACGTTGCTAATGCCATTACACTTTTCCGCCTGTTGTTCTAAATGCCTTGTTATCAGGATCGTTTAACCATCTTTTCCATGCTTTAGGATTGTCTTTATAAGATCCAAATCTTTTTAATAAATCGTAATAAATAACTGTTGGTATGTTTGCGATTGGCTGAATATGTTTTTGTGTGTTGCCAATCATTGAACCGGGTCGCCAGTCTGCCTCTGCACTTCTGTTATGTTTTACAAGGGGAGAGGTTTCGGTTTCTGTAATAATTCCTAATCCATCTGAATCAGAAGTTAAATACGTTTTCTTTTGATCAAAAACATTTTGCGATAATAATTTTTTATACATTGTTTCCCTATAAAAAAAAAGAGAGAGGCCGAAACCTCTCTCTCCTTTATTTTTTAAGATCCAGATAAATCTAGAACTGCTGCGTGTGCTTTTGGAGCACTTGGAATATAAGTTGCTTCAGATACGATAGCAAATTTACTCCCATCACCTGTCCCAGCCACTTCTTGAGCAGCAAACAATCTGCCCGGTAAATGACCAACAGCATAATGATCGGTGTCCATTAGCCAAACGTGCTCGTCACCAATAAATCTATCAATGACAACATTTAACTCTCCAAAGTCGGTAAGGAACATAGACACGCTTCCTATAATCGCAATCTCTTTTGGAGCTGTGTATTGCAGTTGTTGATCTGCAATAGAACCAGAACTTAGATTACTAAAAGCAACCTTGTTGTTAGGGTGCATCACCATTATGTCTGGTGAACCACCATCATTATAAGCAAGTTGCATTGACGTTTTTATTGATGCCAAAGTTAATGCTCGGTTAGTTCCTGCACCATCAGAAACATCTGCACCTGTTCCGGCAGCAGTCGTACTAGGTGAAACTAGGTCTACGTTTGTCATATAAGAAGCGACAGAACCCATTTTGCGAGGGTCAGAACTTGATTTAGCCTGACTCATAACAAGAGTTTTTTCTATATCTCTTCTTTGCTCAATACCTTTAAGCAATTTGACATATGCAGTTTCTTTGTCCCTACCAGCTTTATCAACAGAATCTAAAGTTGCAGATACACTTGCAGCTTGAACAAAGATTTGATGTACGTTACCAAGTCGGGTTGTAGCTGTTGGATTAACAAAACTAAAATCCGCACCTTCATTATTGAAGTTACTTGCACTAGCAGCTGCTAACTCTTGCACTTGCCATTCATGAGTTACACCTTTGGTAACAACTTTTCTTGCGTTGGAAAAAACGGGAGTTTCTGAGGGATCAATTCTTGTGATCACATCTGAAAGATCTTCTCGTTCGCCAACAGAGTCACTTGTTTTATATACCGCCACTTTCTTTCTCCTTGTGGTTGTTATTTATTTAAAAGATATTCCACAGCGTCATTTAACTTTCCTCGTTTAGCAAACTTCTCGAAAGCCTTTTTCTTCTGTGCCGAATTGTGATCTGCTTTTGTTTTTGGAACTCCACCTTTTTTTATTGTCTTAGTGACCTTGGCAATTTTCTTTTTTGCTTTTGGTACATCTTTTGACATAAGTTCATCATATTTTTTTGCCTTTAATAGAATTGCAATGGCACGATGATCTGTTGCATTTTGCAATTCCATATCTGAAAAGCCCATTCTTTTTGCATAGGTGACGACCCCCTGTGTTTCTCTAGTTCGTTTTTCGGGGTCTTGCCACTCCGGTATAACAGTTAGAAGTTTCTTTTCTTCTTCTAAGACTTTTTCTTGATGTAACTTTTGTTGTTGAGCAGACACTTGCCTAAGGGCTTCTTGTTGCTCCAACTGTGTTAGTTTAAGTTCCTGATAAGCATAAGGATCATCTTCTTTTAGCTTATTCATTTCTTCTTGAGTTGGCATTTGATTTTGTAATGCCTTGCTCAATTCTTGCAGACCTTGAGCATATTGCTCACGTTGAGCACTTAAAGATGTCTTCTCTGCATCAAGTGTTTTTCTTTCTTGTGCAGCTTGAGATAATCGTTGTTGTGCAGTTTTTTCTAATTGATAATTTTTTTGAAGCTCCTCTAAAGGAACATCCATTTCTTCACCATCAATTTTTACTCGGTAGAGGGTTTGTTCTTCAACTACCTCTTCCTCAACTTCTTCTTGTTCCGATTCTTCAGCTTGGGATTCTACTCCGGCTTCTTCCTCTTTTTCAGCTTCAGTTGTAATTGCCTCGTCTTCTAATTCGGCATTTGGTTGAGTTTCCTCAACAGACTTACTTGGTTGTTCACTTGCCTCTTCTTCTTGAGGGGTGTTCTTCACCAGTAAGGAATCTATGGCTTGTGCCATATTTAGTTTATCAGTACCTTCCGGCATTCTGACGCTCCTTTTTAAAATTTAAGATTTAATTGCTTTTCAGCAAGTTTTCCTGTTTCTAAAACAGAAACTAAATGTGCATGAACAGCATCAAGCGATTTCATCA